TTCTTTTGGCACCGCTTGTATGTTCCAATGTATAAATCTAAATGGTTCAATACCAAAGTCTACTGCATATTCGTGTTCCAAGTATCCTGGAAATATAATTAATGTTCCTGGTTTTGGTTTAATATGAAATTGTTCGTGACCAGGCCACACACCTTTTAAGTTTGGTTTCATTTTTAATTTTGTACATCTTGCACCGGTCTTTGGTTCGTGAAATATTGGAAAAGAAGTTTTATCACTACACTTTAAAAAATAAAAACCTGATACATGTTGATTCCAATGTATATGTGCAGAGTGATGACCGCCACCTTTTTTAGCAAACTCTTGTACCCATAGTTCACTAAATAGTGTTGCGTATTGTGACATATCATAACCTTGATGGTCTAAGTATTCCCAAGACTTTTGACCAATGTAATTTCTAAAATCTAAAAAATCATTGTCAACTGTTAATGGTGTTGAGTGATGTGATGTACCAAAGTCACCAAACTTTTTTATGTGTTCTTTATTTCTTTTACGAGCTTCTTGAATATATTTGTTAGAAGCTTTGTTTAAAGATTTTACAAACTCTGGTTTTTCTTCACTCCATATTACAGTTGGAAAATAACTATTTATAAACATTATCTAAAAGGCCTCCCTAAATGCCATACCACAAGACTATATCTTGTGCCTGATGTTACTGGTTTAACTCTATGCCATATATGAGATGGAAATACAATAATGGATCCTTTAGGCAATATTTCTTTACATTGTATTCTATGCTTCGATTCATCTCGCATATGTGGATCGTAATTTCTAAAATCAAATTCTAATTCACCACCTTTGTATTCTGAACCATCTGTTAATTGACAAGTCATAGATAATTTTCGGATTTTACCATGCTCTGGTGTATTTGGTTTATCATAAGGTTTATCCCAACTATCGGAATGCCAATCGTAATATTGATTTAATTTATATTTTGTAAATTGACAAGACTCACTTCTTTCCCAATCAAAATTCCAACCAGCGTTTTTATTTGCCTGGTGAACGTATGGGTGTAATTCTTTATATATCCAGGTATCATTAAGCCATACTAAATCAGACTTTCTTTTACGCTGCATATTTTTAACCTCATCCTCTTTTAATTTTCTATCACCATAACCACCGGTTCTAGCCATAACTTCTTTTTGTGCGTTAGCATATTCAATAACTTCATCACAAAATTTAGGTGTCAATACACCAGTAAAATACCAATAATGATTAGATATATTCATACGTTATAGTTTGTACAAAATTTAAACTATCCTTTTGATTGTTAGTTAAGTAGTACATATTAGTAGATGGAAACATAATAAACATATTATTTTTAAGTGGTATATCCCAAGATCTACCTTTACGTCTATTATCTTCATAGTGTATTCTAACTATACAGTCTTTGACTTTTACACCATAAAGTAATGTATAGTCTGGAGAGTTTCGTAGATCTACTGGATCTATATTTAATAATGGTATTGTAGTCTCGCTAGGTTTATAGATGTTACCCCACGTTTCTTTGTTAACTAGAGTAAATCCATACTCTAGATTTATATGATCTCTCATATAAGTATTAAGCATATCAAATGTTCGTGAGAATGGAAAATCTTTGTTTTGAATTACTGATTGTAAAATATCACCTGATAATTTATCTCGGTCAATGTCCCAATCTTTAGGCATTGCTACATCACCGTAATATAGAGCTTGCTCTGTTAATACTTTCTTCTGCATACCACCACCATTTTTAATTTATACTTTTTGATCTGTCAAGTCCCAAGATTGGCCTGATTCATTCCAAACATAACTCCATATATGAGTGTCAGCTTCGTTTTGTGATTGTTGTTCTGCAGTTAATTCAGGAGCATCACCAATTGGTGATTGCCATCTAGCATCCGTTGTATTTTTTACCCAAGAAGCATATGGTTTTTTAGGCCAAAAAATATTATTATCTTCATCCCAAATATAACCTATACCTGCATAGTTTCCTCTAAATGCTTTTGAGTTATCACCTGAATTATGTTTGTTTTGTAATGTATTGTAAGATGTTTGAATCCACATTTGTGCAGGCCAGTTGTTATGTTTTTCTAAATATTGTTGACCTACTGATTCATCCTCAACACCATCGGCGTTTTTCATGTCTTTGTTATCAAGTGTTAATACCTGAATAACTTTTCCGTTAGCTCCTAATTTTGCAAAATGTGCCATAATGTTTCTCCTTATATATTAATTTTAATTACCATTCAACTATTGAAATTTGTACCTTATTATTACTATACCAGAACCGCCAGCTAAACCATTGTTAGGACTATAAGAAGCTCCATTACCACCACCTCCGCCACCAGTATTTGCTGTTCCTGCTGTTCCACATCCACCACTTCCTGGAGTGTTTGCTGTTCCACCACCACCCACTCCACCTGGACCACCTGGTTGAGAAGATGGACCATTACTTGCTCCTCCACCACCACCTGCAAAAGCAGTTGGCGAACCATTAATGTTTGTCGTTGCTCCAGCACCACCAGCACCATTACCAGGATTTCCTGTTGCCCCTGCTGCTGTAGCACCACCTCCACCTCCACCTAAATAAGGTGCAGGAGTTGGACTTGGAGCTGTATTTCCTCCATTATTTCCTTGTGATGGACTAACAGGAGGAGTATTACCTGTACCACCTGTTCCTCCTTGATTAGCTCTGCCTCCACCACCAGATCCACCTGGATTACCAGGAAAACTACTACCTGAACCTCCACCGCCACCTCCAGCAGATGTTATAGTTGAAAAAATTGAAGGGTTACCACTTACTCCTTTACAATTCGCATTAGTAGAACCAGCACCACCCCCTCCTACTGTTATTGGAAAACCTGTTGCTGTAACTGGTAAATTATATGTTGGTCCAGAAGTTGCATTTAAAGGACTAGCTGTATAAGAATCTGACGCTGCTTTTGATTCTCTGAATCCTCCTGCTCCTCCTCCACCACCAGCGTTTGCTCCAGAACCTGCACCTCCAGCAACTACCATATATGATACTGTATTTGATCCTGCAGCATTACCTACAGAACAAACTGTAAATGTGCCTGGACCTGTAAATGTGTGAACTTTAAAATTAGTACAAACGGTTGTTTCTGTTCCTCCTGTTGCTGCAATAAATGAAGGTTTAGGTGCTTCTGATTGTAAACCTGAATCTGTTACTAACCAACCTTGTGTTGAATCTATAAAAACTAATGTGATTGCAATTCCTTCTTCTGATAAAACTGCATCAGAGGTTGTACCACCAATTTTGTCTGAACCATTAGCAGCAATAGTACAATTATTTGTATCAAAAGTTCCTGCATAATCTTTTACTGCAACAACAGCTCCTGCTGCTCCTGCTGGTAAGTTAACTGTTATTGGTCCAGATGTTGTATTTACAAAATAACCTTCACCATCGACCGCTGTAAAAGTTGATGTCTTAACTGTTGTGTTCCAAGACGCAGCACCTGTTGCACCAAAACCTGATGCAGTACCAGAATTTGTTATTGATACACCAGCAGGAATTGTAATAGTGTCTCCACTATCTCCTAACTGAACTGTACCACAATTTGTTCTTGGACTAATTTTATTTACTTTTACTTCACTCATAATTATTGATACCTATATCTTATTATTACTACACCAGAGCCACCATTACCACCTACTGTTGATCCTATTCCAGGTGATCCGTCAGGACCTCCTTTTCCACCACCGCCACCACCGCCAGTGTTAGTTGTTCCTGCTGTTCCTGGAGTTGCGCTACCTGGAGGGTTGTGACCACCTCCTGGTCCACCACCGCCAGTTCCACCTGCTCCACCATCTTGTTGACCTGAAGGGCCAGCTCCACCACCACCGCCACCTCCGGCTCTAGCTACCGGTGATCCTGTAATACAAGAAGTTGCTCCTGCTCCACCTGCTCCTGAAATTGTACAAGCAGTTCCACCTGTGCCAGCAGCTGTTGCACCACCGCCACCACCTGTTAATAAATTAGGAGGAGAATCTGTTCCACTTCCACCATTATTACCTTGAGGAGGACTAACTGGAGGAGTGTTTCCACTACCGCCTTGTCCACCAGGAGTAGGGGCTGGATTACCTTGAGATGATCCACCACCACCTGATCCACCATCTCTTCCATTCATTCTAGCTCCAGAATCTGGTGGACCATAACTTGATCCACTACCACCACCGCCACCTGCTGATGTTATTGTACTAAAAGTTGAAACACTACCATCGGATGCTTGACATCCTGCACAACCTGGACCACTAGGTCCACCGGCCCCAACTGTTATTGGAAAACTTGTTGCTGTAACTGCAAGACCTGCTGGAGCATTTAAAGGGCTTGCTGTGTAAGAATCTACTGGTGCATTTTTACCTTCTCTATAACCACCTGCTCCACCTGCTCCGGCTCCGTGTGCTGGAATAGCTCCTGCTCCGCCTCCACCACCGCCAGCGACTACTACATAACTTACTGTATTAAATGCTGGTGCGGGAGATGCTGTTGCTATTGTATTTACTGTAAAAGTTCCTGGTCCTGTAAATGTATGAATTTTAAAATTTCCTGAAGTTGTTTCTG